GCTGAAGCTACACTAGCTGCCACCGGTATAGGTGCACCAGTGGCTGCGGTTTCTGCCGTGGTAACAAAGCTAATAGCAGCAGGTTTTACTGCTTGGTTGCTATGGGATTTGTATCAAATTTGGGTAGAATTCTCGGAAACAGCAGAAGCGAGAGCACAAGAAGCTACCGACGATGAAAGAGCAAATGCATCGCCTGTATCTACAGCCGCAACACCTGACGCGACAGCAACATCCGGATCTGCAAATATATCAGGCGCTCCTGTGGCTTCTGCAGCTCAAACACAAAATCTTCCTTCAATTCCTGCAGACGTAGAAAAAATCCTTGCTACTATCAGAACACGCGAGTCTGGTGGCAATTATGGTATTCCACATCCTAATGGCATGCCAGGTCAAACTGCATCCGGCGCTTATGCATTTACAAATGGATCTTGGAGAGGATTAACTAAAAAGTATAATATAGGAACAGAATATAGTAGCGCCTATCTTGCTCCGCCGCCTATTCAAGATGCTGTTGCCGCAAAATACGTTCAAGAAATATTACAAAAAGCCGGCGGTGATGTTTCGAAAGTTCCACTTGCCTGGTATACAGGCAATATACAAGGAAAGATGTCTGCAAAGGCGCTTGCTATAAACAATGGTATGACTCCACAAGCATATCAAGCAAAATGGATGGCAGATTATACCGGTGGAAAATATTCGGCTTCTTCTTATGATTCGCAAGGAGCAAGTTCGCAAGAATCAAAAGGTGTTATGGGTTCTCTTGCTGATTTAGGCAAAGGCGCAATTGAAAGCGCCGGTAAAGTGTTTCAAGCCAGTCTTGGAGAGATGAGTCTTACAACCGGTTCGCAGTTATCTAATAAATTTAATAATAATATGCAAACTCCTGTAAAATCAGAATCTGCGGCAGCTGCCAAAATTTCTAAAATATCTACAGAATTACAAAACACGGTTGATTTAGGGAAATTAGATTCTACTAAAGCAGCAACCGAACCAGCATCTGCAAATATATCTCCTATTGGAAAACCCGGATCTTCAAACGATAGTAAGCGAGATCACTTTGATCCGAATTACCCAAGCGATAGCTTGCTTATGGAAAAATATATGCAACATCAAAAATTGGTAATTGCATAATGGCTGAACCGGTTACGATTGGCGGCCAAACCTTCATTAAAACTGGTGATGGATGGGTAGATCAAAAAACAAAAATAAAAGCGCCCGAAGGCTTACTTAAGCTTCTGAATAATCTTCAATCTGAGAATTCTCTTTCTGAAGGCAAGAAGAAGCGTGTTCGTATTGATCCTTCTCGACCTGTTATAAAACTCGGTAAAACAGAATATGTATGGGATCTCAACGGAAAAGTATGGATCGATAAGAAAACAAGAGAAGCTTCGAATCCGCGTTTTAGCTTATTGATTGAAGCAACATATCAGTCGACACTCGGCAGTGATCAGTTACAAGATCCCGGTACACCAACTCCAAGCACTGCGGCCGCAAAAGCAGCAATGAAAGATGTGCTTGCAAATAATATGTTTGCAACAAATCAAAAAACAAAAACTTCGAAGACAGGAAGCGGCACACTTCCTTCAATGAGTAATATTAAAATTAATTCTCCTATCGTTCAGATGATAGAGAAGCTAGCTACGATTGACGGTTATCTCAAGCAAAGATTAAATAACAATATATCTTCATATAATACGCGCAGTGTTTCTACAAAAGAACAATCGATAGAACAAGGTGCATCGCAAACAGATGCTACTCCTAATTTAGAACAAGAAAAAGTCGATGCTGAAGTAGAAAAAGCAAATAAAGAATCGAATGGTATATTATTAGGTGCAGCTGTTGCAGCTGGAGCTCTTTTTATATCTCAACTCGATCCGGTAAAAGAAACTTTTAATGCTATTGTAAACTTTGCAAAAGGTGTTTATGATTTTGCATCAGGAATAGCTGGAGTTTTTAATGATGGCCTACGCAATATTGTAGGAACTCCAGAGTCAAGAGCAGCAGAAAAATTATCAACTGAAACTGGTTCTTCTGCAACAGGCGTAACACAACCTTCCGCCGAAATGCAACAAACCAACGACCAATCAGAAGATTCCACAGCATTTTCAGGTCCAAAACAACCTGTTACTTCTGGCAATAAAGCTTCAAGTGGACCGAATTCACCCGAAGAAATTTTAACTGCTTTTCCGGGGCCTAAATCTTCTTCAAAATCCGGTACTTCCGGTGGCACAACAGGGTCAAAAGGTTCTGATGCTACTCGCGCTTCTTCTGCAACCGCTGTAACGCCTTCTTCTTCTGCAGCTACAACTCCTTCTTCTGCAGCTACAACTCCTGCTTCTGCAACTCCTGCAGCTACTCCAGCTACTACGGCACCAGCTAATGGTACAAAATCTACGGCGCCGGCACAAGCAACTCAAACGGGTGGATCTTCTCCTAGCGCAACTTCTAATCAATCATTGAGTAAAGCTACTCGACTAGCTGCTAGTCAAGTTGGTATTGGTGAATCACAAATAGGCAACTATTTAAGACAAGGTGGCGTCGGATTAGATCCGCGAAATGAAAAATGGTGCTCGGCATTTGTAAACTCTACACTCGCTCAAGTTGGATTAAAAGGCGCAACTAACATAGCTAATAGCTTTCAAAAGTGGGGAGATAATGTTCCAGTGTCTTCTGTTCAAGAAGGCGACATTGTTATTCAAACTCGTGGTTTAGGTCCAGATGTTGCTGGTGGCCATATAGGTATCGCAACAGGCGTAAGACAAGGAAACAAAGTCGAGCTCATAGCCGGTAACACTAGCAATAAAGTTAAGAGATATTTTTTAGATAACAATGCTAAAAATGGATTGCAAATAAGAAGATATAACCCGCAAAAACCATATGGCAAAGGAGCAGTGGGAGGAGCGCCATTAGGAGGAACCGGAGATAGCGCTTTGGAACAAGCGGTTGGAGCCGGCGTTGATTTAACGGAGGGCGCGATCAAGGCAGTTGGAAATATTCTAAGTGCTGCTTTAGGACCTATGAGTATTACTACTGGATCACAACTTCAAAATAGTTTTAATAGTACAATGTCAAGTGATATAGGAAAAGCAGCAAGAGAAAAAACAAATGCGATTGTCGATTCAAAAATTATAGAATCTGCAGCTGCTACGATAAAGACGAGTTCAGCAGATACAAAGGCTTCTGCGAGTTCTTCTCAAATGCAAATCGCTGAGTCGACTGGAGATAACGCCAGCATTCAATATTACTTAACTCGTATGGGATTTGCGCCGCTCGATTATAAACAAGCGGCAAGAGCATAAAAAAAGGGCGACCGAAGCCGCCCTTTCCCACCTTATCAATCTTCTTCGGCAAGCCGTTTGAAGAAATCGAGATCATCGTCGTCTTCATCGACCGTAGAAGCTGCAGCAGGTGCAGCAGCCGCCTTGAAGGTAGGCGCAGGAGCTTTATACTCCTCTTCATCACGATCAACTCCGCGAATCTTGGCAGGTTCCGCAGAAAGTGCCAAGACAGTGTTCAGACGAGTCTTAAGATCCTCATAAGACTTGAATTGCTTTGCATCTACGAGCTCAGCGAGCGGATACTCTTGAGTGTAGACACGTTCAAGCTCACTGTCATCATCGAACAGTGGTGCGGGAGAGTCGAATTCTGACTTATCGTAATTAGGCCAACCTTCGACCTTACGAATTTTGAGCTTGAAATTAGCACCGTTCCAAAGATCGAAAGGATTTACTGGCTTCTCGTCCTCAAAACCTGGGTTCATGAGGTCGTTCAGCTTATCGAAGATCTTCTTTCCGTACTTGTACAGGAAGACCTTACCTTCGTTCGCAGGATTGCCTGGATCCTTCACAACATAGATGTTGCTGTGGTATGCCAAGCGGCGCTTCTGCTTGCGTGCGATCTCCTTATCAGAGTCAAGACCAGTGTTCCAAAGAACGCTGTTGTATTCTGACACGGGATCGTCTTTACCGAGAGTCGTCAACGACTTCTCGATATACCAAAGACCTGTTGGTCCTTGGAATCCATGGTCCCAGATGCGAGTGAAAGGAATGTCTTCGTTGACTGGAGCAGGAAGGAAACGAATCACGGCGTATCCATTACCAGCTTTATCAACGGTAGGCTTCCAATACTTTCCCTCGTCGGGATCTGAATATGTGGTATTTTGTTTAGCAAGTTCTTTGGTGAGCTTCTCAAAAGAAGAGTTGGAAGAACGCTTAAGGTCTGCAAATGACATAGTAATCTCCTATATGTCGGTATGTTTCGAAGTATTTAGATTGCAGCGAACTGCAATTGTATTTATCATGAAGTAAAGGCAGCCTTGACAATTTTTCTACATTTAAATGCATCATAATGAAAGAAAGGCTTATACTTCAGCAGCTTCTTGTGGATGCTGGGCCATAGGACACCATCCTCAATCTTCTTGTTCCAATGACCGAAGAACCCGAAGATATCATTGAGGATAATCACCGTCTCGATAGAAATCTCTCGACGAAGATATTGTTTCAGTAAGAAGGGATGTTGCCCATTCTTTACAATAACACAATCATTGAAATTTGTACATAGTTTTTTTACGTCTTCTTCGAAGATATAAGAAAGAGACTGCTGTCTCTTCAACCATTCATTGTACACTTTCTCTGAGTCATCACCGAACAGATCGCCTATCCATTTCAGATCGCCATCTACAAAGTTGGCAACCAGATATTTGAGTGGATCTTTATGTTTCGACAACTTATAGAACTGATACTTGTCCTTACGTACATCAAAGCTCGAAGGCTTTGCGCCTATCTTGCCGTTGTATTTGATGTAGTCATAGCTGTCTGTTGTGAAGTGGTTTTTAAGGGCGAGGAAAGTGGTGTAGCTCTCGAATGGAGTCATACTGGTAGCTTAGCCCTCTTTGGCATGAAGTTGAGTTCTTCTGCTTCGTCTTGAAGCTTTGCCTTGATACGAATGTTGCTTCGAATGATACTCGCAGCAGCCTCGATCTCGATGTTATTCTTTTCACAATAGTGGACGACGGCATCCATATAATCTAAATCATAATTAATAACCAGTCGTTCAATTTCTTTAATGAACTTTTCAGAAGTCAATGCTTTCGTTGAAATGACGTCGTCCACCATAATAATCATCCTCTATAAAAAATGTGTGCACCAATCTTAGTCGTACGAGCAAACACTCTACCCCATGACGGACTTACGTAGTCAGCGTGGTAAAACTTTGCTCCCTTTGTTACGTCACCGTAATTTCCGAGATACACATGTTCGGCGATTTCCTTTGATTTTGCAAAAGCTACACCATCACGAATTCTTTTTCCACCCTCACACTTCCATGAAAATTGGCATACGCGCGCAGTTCTCTGATTGATAACTCCACATGGCGTGCTTGGGAAACGATCGTCTTTTGCGCGGTTCAAAACAACATTGTTTACCGCAATCCTACCTTTATAAGGTTCATGGCCTGCTTCGAAGTATGTATTCTCGGCCATGCATTGGATTTGTTTTTTGTCGTAGTTGCTCAGATAGACTGGCTTCTTTACGACCTTTTCTTTTTCGATTACCTGAATGACTGGGACCTTTACGATCTTGACTTCAGGTTCTTTGTTTGGTGTAGCCAAAGCCACGCCTGTTACTGCAATGATACCTATGACAAAGCCTTCGGCCCAGCGTAGATACGGGAAATCTTTTCTAGTTTCGAAAAGTTTCATGTTCTTCCTCTTAGTCTCAATGACTTTGGCAAACAGAGACTACTTTACAGGCATCCCAGCCATATAGTTTTCTGCCGCTATAAGAAGATACACAAGAGAATAACGAAGTATCTTCCATCCATTTCCCTCTTACTGGAAATGCAAAATCATTAGTGTTTTCGTCGGTGACATCCGAATGATGCCGCTTTCTAGCCATCTAAGACTTGAAGTTTTGCAAGAGTCAATGGAGGATTCTAACCTCCGTCGTGATATTTTATTTATACTACCACCAGCGGTTTTTCTGGTGACTCGTAGCACCAGAGATTCAACTGGTAGCAAGTGGCCCGTTCTGTTCCAAGGTGGAGCCATACCCGTGTAGATCATGCCGCTAGGCGGATATCTGCAAAGCTATCGTTATCGTTAGCATTTATGTTTAGTGGCACTTTGCCAGGCAATCAGTCTCGAACCGCCCTATTACACGAAAATCGAATTCCAAGGTCACCCCCATCATCTACTATGCAAACACGCTTCGGCTTCCTGGCATGTTCGGGATACGATTATAACCGTATCCGGATTAATGCATAGTAGATGGTGGAGGTGCGGGGAGTCGAACCCCGGTCTTTCCGCCTTTATTGTTGATTGTCAACAACTGATATACTATATATACAATGTTTTTCTTTAATTGTACATGCTTAATTGCACCAAGACTGTTTTGCATCTCCGAAATATGCTCGAGCAAAGCTGTTCTTAATAAGCAGATCGCGAAGGCTCATGCCGTCAAGCAGAATGTCACCGAGTACACGGCCACCAAACTTGTCCCAATCATATAGAACAACCTGATGTTTCTTCGTACCAGCAATTACATCTTTGACAAAAACAGAAGCTTGCTCTCCACGCTTCTTTTCGCTCTCGCACTTGGCACGAAAGCTTTTTTCTGGAGTATCAACACCAAAGATACGAACGCCGAGTTCAGGCTTGAGCGGAGCTGGTAAGTATGGTGCCTCGATGACAATCGTATCTCCATCAATTGCTCGAACGATCTTTGCATCATAGGTTACACCAACGGGTGTTTTCTGAGCAATTGCTGGAGTTGCTAGCATGACTAATGCTAGAGCGATAAAATTCTTCATATATTTTCCTTAATTACAAGTGGTTTCCCAATAAACATACCGGCGACCGTAGCGCCACTCGGTAATCTGTTCACGAACGCAGTAGCGTCTATCATATCGATAATCTGGTGGATAATAACGAGTGTCATTATAATCTTGATTTCTATCTTCTTCTGGTGCTCGTTCTTTTGAAGCAAGCACACCTACAACGACACCGCCGATAATGGCACTACATAGCCAACCACATCCGCTTTTACGTTTTTGTTTGTGTTCGCGATGTTCTGTACGATCATAATTTCTTGCAAGAACTGGAGTAGAAATCAGCATACTGCTGACAATTGCGAATGTAATAAGCTTCTTCATATTAGAACCTTTCATCGATATCGGCAAACATCACTCGTTTTCTTGGATCTCCATCAGTGATACATCGAGTCAGTGTAAGCGCTTCTTTGTAATTCTTTGTATGGAACATGACAGGAAAGATGATCTCATCATCCTCCATTTCGAATGCCATTCCAACAAAGTAAGTACCGTTTTCTACCATAAACGTATTTATAATTGGGAGAACCGAAGCTCTCCCAACCATATTAGGCAGCATCTGCAAACTCCACCGCAGTTTCCAATGCCTTCGTCTTGAGGTTCTTATTCGAACCGTACCAGGCAGAAGTCATGCGATTATCTGCATTGCGACCAATCATGTGATCAGTCATGAAGGTAACCGCGTTGAAAGCCTGCCACCAGCTACCTTCGCCATATTCGGCGCCAGGCTGTTGATCCATGATTTCGAGAGCGATACCAGCATTCTTGCTGAGATCTTTCTTCGAACCGGTGACAGGGAATACACGCTGGAAATACTCGACGATGTTCTCGTCAGTGTAACGCTTCGAACCAAGATAAGCAGCCATTTCCTTGTACTTCGCAAGCTTTTCCTTGGCAACACCGAGTGTTTCCTTGACAACGTCACCGTCAAACTCGCGGCGATGGCTGACCTTGACAATCTTGCTCGACTGGCTGTTCAGCGAGAGCGTGAGAGTGTTGTTGCAAACGACGCGAACAGGAGTGAAGCGAACGTCGATCGACCAACCATACTTATGCGGATTGGTGAAGAGCAGGTAGGAATCGACCTGATCGCCCTTGAACAATTCGAAGGAATCCTTCACCTTTGCCAAGGCCCAAACAAGCTGGCCATCGCGAAGCGAACCAGCTGTGTGCATTTCCATCTCACCAGCTGCAACGAAATCATTGAAGAATTCGAAGGCCGATTCGTTCTGATTAGGAACCCAATCGTTGGTGATGACGTCGAGGATCTTATTGTCAACGTCACGAACCAGAGCGGAGTGGCCGATGTCGGTTTGTTTGCCACCGATATTGGCAAAAGCAGTAATTGGATTGACCTTCCAGTCAAGACCAGCGGCCTTCAGCATCTGATTCGGTGTAAGGTCGTTCGAGACCTTCGTACCGAGACCATGCCAAGGTGTTTCGCCGGCATAAGCCATCGAAGCCTTGCCGTCGAGAAATTCAATCATATGAGCCATAATATAGTTTCCTTTTTCAATTTGGTATAACCATTCTACCATAGAATGGCCTATTTGTACATGTTTAATTTACGCTGGCGTGATAATCCAGAGGCCAGCAAATACGATAGGGGCAAAGATAAGAAATGAGAGGCTAGCGAGCATCTCGTTGCGAAACTCTGCAGGAGTCATAGTAGCCTTCATATCGCGAATAACTTGAGTGATCGTGTTCATGTTTGCTTCCTTCTTTATTATAGGTCCACCTTACCAAAGTTTTGATAAAATGTACATGTTTATTTTTCGATAAAATCAGAAACCATCTGAAAAAAGTCATCGGGCTTTTCGTCCTCGAGGACCATAAGATAGTCACGAACATCTTCTGTGATGCCATGCTTGGCGAAATATGCGGCGATGGCTCGCTGAACGGTATCCATGCCGAAGTAGCCTATGACAGGACTACTCATACATCATCCTCCATTTGTTGAACCATGATTGCAATGATTTTTTCGAAGTCATCATCAGGATGCAACATATAATCTGCAGAGATATCACTGTACATCTCAGTGCAGGTGTTCATGGTTTCAACACCATGAGTTCCGCTGAGGGCTTCATAGATGAAATCGAAAGGATCATCTTGAGCGAGGATGTATTCATATAGCTTAGTCATTTTTGTTTCCTTCTTTATCATATATCCAGGATACCTTGTTTTCGAAATATTGTACATGTTTATTTCGAAAATTAGAGGTGATTTTCGGTTTTGAATTTATTGGCGGAATCGATGTCGACGAAAGTGATACAAATGGTTGGATTTCCGTTACGGGTAACGGTGGTGTATTGAATGTCGGTGATAGTGGTATAATACGAAGCGAGAGTTTCGAAGATGTTGTGGTTGTAGTCGAAGTCGAAGGTAATGGTGTTAGTCATGATTTTTTCCTCTTTGATTATAGGTCCACCTTACCAAAGTTTTGATAAAATGTACATGTTTATTGTCAAAAAAAATGCGACCGAAGCCGCATTTTCTTATCCGTACATTTGATGGTAAGATCGAACCAGATCGGTCGCTTTCTCAAGGTAGTTTTGAGGACGTTCCCTAAACACTTGTGCCTCGAGAGAATCATCGACACCAATGATGATAACGATATCCTTCACTAAGATGCCTGTCATTTCCCATAGCATGTATGCATAGAGACTGGTCTGTAGGAAGTATCCTTCGATCCAGTCCTTTCGCTTCAGCTTCGCAGACGTCTTGTAATCGATGATCGACAGACGGCCGTCGTAGTCTGCTATGAGGTCGCATGAACCTGCTAGTTTCAGATGATCGGAGAAGAGCGTACATTCTGTGGCTCTGATCATGTCAACCTTGTCGTCAAGGATCATCTTGATCTGACGAAACATCATCATGTTATGAGGCATCGACGTATCGATGTCATGGCCTAACACATAGTTTTCACACATCGTATGGATGTTAGTTCCACGAGTGGCAGCCCGAGATGAAACTCGAGCTGCTTCGTCCTCGCCTACTCTTTTCTTCCAAGCTTCAAGGGCAGATTTATCAGTCATCTTACCGAGGACGGCGGTGACAGACGGATATCTCTTTCCTTCTGGTGTCTCATAGAGACGTGTTGGACCATCTATCCTTTGCAGCTCCGCAAAGTCTAGCAGATCGTATTCGAAACCTTTACGGTTGAAGTCCGAGTTTTTGACGAGCAATTATATATTCCTTCACTAATTTCGATCGAAC